CTACTCATCAAACGATAATGGGACCCCAATCTCAGTGAGCCACGACTCCAACGACTGACCGAGGATGATCCCCACTACTATCTCCAAGCGGCCACAATCAAAGCCGTCAAAAGTGCCATAAGGCACAGGAAATGTGAATGGGATCGGCAACATAAGCCGCTCGACTTCGATTCCACCAGACGTTCCTACGCCAATCTTTTGGCCGGGATTTATCCACCCACCCCCCAGCCTTACAACACGGTCTGGCACGATCACCTGGACTGATCCATATCGAGCCGATGCAATTGTTTTTGTGGTCATGCTAGAATAAAACAATCGCACGACGCTATATATCTGACCTTTAGTCCCGTCAAAAGAAGCAACCATTTTTTTCGAGCTGACATTTAAACCCGCGTCTAATTCGTAGTCTAAATTCGATTCAGGATTACCGTTTTGATCCCAGAATTTTAAACCGATCATTGACCCAATTGACCATACGTTAATAGATCGCAGAAAATCACAAGAAAAAGCGCGAAGAGAAAGACTTGGAGCGGGAAGAGTAGAGTCGAGGCTAGACGAATCGATAATATTCGATGCCCCTCCCACTCTAATGTCATGCCAAGAGCCAATTCCCCAATACATCACTGTTCCAGCAACATAGTTTTGCTCGTTAGGGGTTTCCCCGTTACCTGCCTGTTGGGATCCCCAAAATTGGGTCAATCTAGGGTTCACGATAGGCGGGATGTCAATCAAGCCAGACAATGTCCTAGTCGCCACAACTGTCCCAGCTTGATTTTTCCAGTTTTGGACCAATTCACTCTCATTTTCCACCGTCAAAACAGCATGATCTAGAGTGTCATCTGGGACGTAATAAGGGAGACACCAATCACCGTCTATTCCTGATCCCGCAAGCCGAATAGACGTATTCGATACAAATACATCTCCCAACGTGCTTCCGTTGTGATCTCCCCTCCGCGCACCCCACTGTTTCTGAGATTGGTAACCAGTGATAGTGGCTTTGTTAAAATTCTCAAAATCCCCAACAGATTGAGTGCCCGTTGATGCCAGAATTGTCCACGGAGGGCCTCCAGTAGTCGCAAAAAGCCACAACAAATCAACCTCGAAAAGCAAGCGATCTCCAGATCTCCAGTTTACTAATTCTGGCCTCGCTATCCATGTGGCCCAGTCCCAATATTGATACGAGTCATCAACCCGAGCGTACAGATTATGTCGCCCACCAGGCGAGCTATAGGTTTCCTTCCACTGCAACCAGCCATTAATGGCAAATCCAGTGGACGAGCCAACATAGTAATCCACCACGGGATCAATAGTGGACAAGACTTCGGCATTAAGAGCGCTAGGGGAGACAGACCTGACCGGTGATTTTGCCGAGCAACCCCGTAATGTGACGACATGGTTCATATTGTGCTCTCCCGCAAGGCCCAAGGCCTATTCGTCTCAACGTAAATGTATTTCGCTTCGATTTCCGCAACAAAAACTCCAGTGTGGTTACAGCGCATCGCGTAGATTGGATCGCCCGCATAATAGCCATCCGCCCCACGCCATGGGATATAGAGCATCTGTTGGATGTTAATATTCTTCGTCACATTCTCCTCAACATAAGTGCCAATAACGTGACGATTTGATATTTTGTCGTAACCCGTAGGGGGATCAGAATATGCCATCGTAACCCCATCTATCACATCTGATGCATAATCCGCTCTTTTATTCCAGTAACGGTTTTTAAACCCAATTGCGACGGGAATTAGTTCACCTGTTAAAGACACTGCTTGCGACACACCGTCCCATTTTCGGCACAGTAAATAATCCTCATGCACGTCGTCGATCTTAAACAGTTCAATTCCTCCACCTAGTTCCCCATCATCCGCTGTTTTGCTGTAGGGGGCGCTACACGGTAACGTCGTAAAATACTTCTTACTATTGCCACCCGGAATCGAAATTTCGACCTCACGGAGACGGATGTCATGTTTTCGCTGCTGCGCGTTTGTCAACGGGTCACCAGTGGGGGCAATTGGGGTGTCAATCTCAGCCAATTTCACCTCGACCACACCATCCCCTGGGTGCGTCTCATCCACGAAATCCTTCCCAGAAATACCCAAGGAGCGAGCGGAAGCATCCAACCACCATCTACCGAGCGCATCGGGTTGGCTCACCGTGTTGTCAGACTCAAATCCTGCAAGGAGCGCGGGTGTGGCGGGGCCGGTGGTGGAGTTTTCGCGGGAGCCGTAATCCGGGGCGCTCGATGCGGAACCCATTTCAGCATTCGTGCGGCTAGATGAGCTATAGAGGATCGTACGGATGCTACGGTTGGCTCGCAGGCGCTCAATGAGATCGCCCGCGCCCAGGTGGCGCGCAGGGCCGAAAGTGACCGTTGTAATGCCAGACTCGTAATCGTAAGATACTTGCTGGACTTGGGCGTTCATTGACTCCCATTCTGCTTTTCCTCCGGTCAGATTTAGCGCGTTTCCCACGCCGACAACATTCGTGATTTCATCCTCATGGATTACAAAATTTCCCTCGTATTGTGGGATTTTTTCGACGTCGTAAATTGACTTCGCAAGGCCAAATGGGATCACTTCCCCTTGGGTGATTTGCGGCGCCGAGTAATAGGTGCCACCTGGCAGGGACGTGGCGGTGAATTTCGTTTGCTTCGAGACGCGCTGCCAGACGTGCGCCAAGCGATTGTCTGGCGTGTAGACCTCGCCCGAAAATTGTTGCTCACAGGTCACCTCCAAACCCACACCATCCAGCCAATCCGCCCACGATCCTTTTGTGATCATGTAGACCGCATTACTAGGGAGCGACGGGGAAAATGTGGCATTCGATGCGATTGACAAGTTTGTGACCTGGTTCAGCTCAGGACAACGGGCGCACCACCAGTCCAGGACTGCCGCATTACTTGCGCCGATCGGGAGCGCGGACGTTTCAAATGTGACTTTTTGCCGCGCGAAACTCGGACCAACAAAGTCGTATGTCTGCGCAATGACGCCAAATTTTTTCCCGGCCAAAAGCGCGTCAATCGTGGAGGCTCCATGTAGCGCGCCTTCCGAATCAACGTAACCATTCACTCCAGCGACATCATGCAAAATCCGCTCGTAATCCCCCAAGGTATCATGGACAGAGACGCGATACATCAGGTGGACGACAGGCGGGATAAGATCATCGCGACGCATGATTTTTATCCCACCACTCCCTACAATCGGACATGTCACCGGCGTGAGGTTTGGGCGGGATTTGCACTGCAAAGTAGGCGGGGTGGTGGAGTAGTCAAACCACACACTTGAGGAGCCGATCCACCGCAGCATCTTGCGTAGCGCCTCAGAGCAAGTGAGGGAATTAACCTGGTCGAATGCGACAAATTCCGCTGGTAATCCAGCTCCTAATTGCACTTTAGCCGCTCCAAATTCTTCGGTCATCTGTGCGATGATATAATTGACAATCTCGGCAATCTGCGCGGCAACGGTCTGGCGCGTGCCATCCGGCCCTTGGCCGAGGACCACTTGCGATCGGGGCACCATGACAGAGGTATGTGTCACGGGGTCCCAGGAAGGGGCAAGCTGCTCGAATGGGAGGCGCTCGAAAAAGTATTCCCAGATGCCCGCGAATTTGTATGCAAGTTGTTCAATTTCCGGGGAGCCATTGCGCAATTCCTCTGTGCGATAACCAACAAATTCAACTGTGCCCGTGTTAGGGATTATTTCGCCAGAGTTGTCAAGCTGCACCCCATAGCGCACGATAATTTCAGCGCCATACGGAAAAACTTCATTGGAATCACACAGCGCGGAAATGTCGAAACCGAAAGACTCGGATGATTGATTATTGACCTCACGGCGAGGGCGAGAGATGCCCCAGGCCGCGAATGTTTTTTGCGTGCCGCCGTAAGTGATTGTGCGGTAAGTCCTCATGACAGGTCGCGTGAATTACGGCGGGTACTCGCCAGAGTGGCCACTTGTGTGGCGAGGGATTCCACGCGGGCATTTTGCCCTCCCACAGCCGTAATGAGCTGCTCCACAATTGAAAGCACCTTGTCGCGCTGCCCAAGAGCCGCCACAGCACGATCTTGCAACTGATGCGTGTCAATGTCAGTTCCGGTGTCAATCAAGCGCGGAGAGGCAGTAGGAGCTTGGCGACGTGGGGCCGCTGGTTGGCGAGGGAATGACGGCGGCGAAGGCGGCGGCTCGGAATTAAATTCATTGATTTCACCCTGCTCATCCCCAGTAATTTGTGGTTTGTCCTGTAAATCGTTGACCTTCTTTTTTTCCTTGGCCCACGCGGTAAAATTCTGATTGCCGGTTTTCTGCTTGTCCAACTCGTCCAACTTTTGATTTAGAGCCGCCTGACGTTCAAGCCGCTTGTTTTCCAACTCAATTTCCCGCTCAGATTTGCGAATGAAATCCTCATTTTCAGTCGTGCGCGCAGCGGCTTCATCCGCGGCACGCTTGGCCTGGGCGGCATTAATTTTCGCTCTAGCAATAACCTCTGGGGATTGTTGACTTCGCTTTACATTTTGCTCAAATCTAACATTTAGGCGCGTATATTTCTCCCACCGCCGCCACATCGGCTCATTCTCTCTCTCATAGCCCCCAAACCCCTCTGGGTCACCCGGGCTAGCCCACCGCCGCCTCAGTGCCTCCTTTTTACTCGGCCCGTAAGGCCCTGGCTTATAGTCCCATGATTCAAGCGCAAAGTCCTTTGAGCTGATTTGTCGAGGAATCCGACTGAAAAATTCAGCATCTTTTTTTGACAACTTCTGCAAAAACGTATCCAAGTCCGCTCTTGATTCCTCAAGTTCCACCATAGCTTTAGCCTCTGCCTTTTCTTTTCTCTCTACTACCCCTTCCGCCAAAGAAGCTGCTTTCGTTTTTTCCGCCACTTCAGGCTTTAATTTTTCCTGCTCTTTTTTCGCGGCGTTCACCGCTTCCATTTTTGCGGTCATCTCCGCAACCTGCTCATCATACGCGATTTTCCGTCGAGCGGCGGCGGCTTGGCGCTCGATTTCAAGGCGGGCGGCTTGATAGGCCCGTTCCGATCCAACACCCGCCGCATGAAAGGCTTCCAACGCGGAGAGACGCGCCTCTTTTTCCGCATCCGCAACCGCTGTAATGGCCGCGCTATGCTCTTTTTCCTCCGACACAGATTGCGAAAGAATTTCAGCAAATGACTGCTGTTTATCCGCCGCTTCTTGGAGCTTCGCGCGATACTCTTCCATCGCCAAAGCGGCATTCACCAGCCCCATTCGCTGTTCATGAAGCCTGTCAACATGCTTCGCAAATTCTTCCTCGTTCAGCTTTTGGAGCGACTCGTCAATTTTGTCAATTTCCTCTTTGTAGTGCCCTAAGATGAGTATCGAGGCGACAATAGCGCCCGTAATGGGATTAACCGCAGCTTGCAGCGCCAGCGCTAATTCTGGCGCAACTAAGCCCACTCCGTGAATAGCCTTACGGAGCTGCTTTTGCGAAAACGTGTGCTTGTCAACTGATTCTGTCGCCTCATCGTGCGCATGTTTGAGATCATTAATCCCATTCGTAGCGCCCGGCTGGCTGGCGGCAGCTGAGGCGCGTTTCGCCGCATCCCCCATCTGATTCATGCTGGCAACAGCCTGATTCGCTCCCGTCGCATTAATCGGGAAGCTAATCGGTATCTGGAATTCTGCGCGTTCGACCCCCATAAATCAGTGTTTTTGTGTGCAATATGTAGCACGAATTTTCGGCTCATGTTTATCTAGCGCGGCGGCCAGAGTCTTTGGGTTGAATTTGCCGCGAAACACTTTTGTTGTATAACTTCTACCCAACCGCATCTCAACCTCAAGCTTTGCCCAAGAAATCCCCGCATCCTTCCTCAAAGTCACAAGCCGGTTAACCACCAGTTCTTTTGTTATTGGGATGTGTGAAGGAATCTGCTCGCGAATTTCTTTTTCAGCTTCACCTAGCAATGCCACAAAACGCTCGGAAATACCCCGGCCTTTTGACGCGTTCCATAGCGTCATGCCGCTCACGCCCAATCGCTTCGCAAGGTTTGCCCAAGTGAATCCTGAATCGATTTTCAGCTTTGCAATACGATCAGGGACTTTGGACGTGTCCAAACGCCCCGTGCGGGCGGTAAACGAATCGACCATTGCCTGACGACCTGTTTCCGTGTGGCGGGTGACCGAGTGAAATAGAGGGGCCAGCTTGTGTAACGCTCGGACGTGCAATTGCATATACATGGGGTGTTTTCCCCATTTGCGTGACAATTCCGCGAGTGTTTTTTCCTCGTCATAAACACCAGGTCTCAAAAGATACATCAGAACACCAATACGAAACCCTCGATAAATTGGTGTCGGTGGAGCGCAACACCATTCCAACAACTTACGCAGCATTTCCGCTGAGACTTCAAAATCGTGATCCGAATAATCCTCTAATGAGGGAAACTCACGCAACCCCAGCGCTTCATCAATGGCATCATAGTCAAAGTCGACGCTTGGAATGAGACGTTTTTCGATCTCATCGCTGATTGCAATTCCCCGATCAAAACCTTGAATATCATGCTCGTAACCGAGGTCCATATCAGTAGCTTTCGTCCGAAAGGTAGATTACTGGAATGCCGTCAATATTTCTGACGCCGATTCGGTGAAATTGTCCGGTTGTTTCATTGAGAATGCGCACAGAAGAAATGCCATTTGTCGTGAGAGACAAAGCCGGAGAGTTTGATGCAATTGTGCCATAGGAAAGCGTCCCATTGGTCGAGTTGATGTCCATGAAGAGGTTACCTTGGAAATCATAAAAATGAGTCGCTCCAAAAAACTGTGAGTTAGTTGCCGTAACAGGCCCTGCAAAACTCGCAGAGCTTGTGACGCGGAGTCCGTCCGCAACCAGGCCAATTACCATGCCATTCGTTTTCGGGGCAAGTGAAGCGAGAATATCCACTAAAGGCTCTCCATCTGGTGTTAAAAACACATCTCCAAACAAATCGACTTCAGCGTCGAACTCGGTGCGAGTGGTCCACAAATGCGGTCCCGGGCCGCTGAAAGTGATAGCGCCATCCGTCTGATTAACATTAAGCAACTCATTGCCATGTCCGTCAAAGAGACGCGTTTGGCCCACCAATGTGGGGTTTGTTGCCACTCCGTTTTGCCGAGCAACTAATGCAGCTAACAATGCGTCATTTGTGGCGAGTAGTTTTGTATCCCACGGCCCCACAGGAGCCGTGAATGTGTAAGTCACAAGGTTGCTGCTTAGCCACGCGGCGCTCAGCACATTGGTGGAAGAATAGACATGGAGCCGTGTTGATCCATTGATCCCCTGGAATGAGACATCGTAATCATTCGGGAATAGCCGAACAATGGCTGGAACATTTGTCACAAGGATCGGCTTTCCAACCATAATGCGATCACCATCGCGCAGCCAATTATTGACGGGAGTGAGTGTCAACGGAGACCGCTGCGACACCCCAGAGAATCCCCACGTCGGGAAATACACCTGCGTTGTCGCGGGTGGATTCGTGTCGATTTGAGCCGATCCAATTAATGGGAAAAAAGCAAAGAGAGATAAGAAAATTTTCATGATGGACGATCTGAATTTTGTTCTTGAACGTTAATTTTGACGGAGGCGGTGAAAGAAAAGTGAGTCGTCGTGGAGACCCCCTTGTGGTCCCCGGATGGATCAATCTGAGTCAAAACAGCGCCGGAATAACTCACAAAGGTAGTCCCTTGTGAAACAGTGAGCGTGCCAACATAAGGCAGCGTGTCAGCATACCCAACAACATGCGCCAGAGCGGCCTCGTAAGAGTCGTGAGTTTGCGCAACGCTAAATGCGATCGCTATTTTTTTATTGTAGCGCGGCGCGACGAATTGCGTCTCGGACCGCATCAAAGGTGTCACCTGTATTTCACGGGTTTGAGGCGCGTGATAGGACACGATCGACAACCGCCGATCCGTAGTGTCACCCAGGACGATTTCTTCGTCGCTATCATCCGTGCCTGTGAATGTGATCCTCACGAGTTAATTAAGGTTGCGTTGGCTCCACAGCAGGCGCAACCGCGTCCGGCGCGGTTTGTGAGGTCTGTAAAGCGGCGTGATAACCCAAGTGCTCCTGGGCGGTTCGCAGTGCTCCAATTGCGATACGCAGGTTTGTGGTCAGTTTCTTTTGGTCCACAAGCGTTTTCAGCTCAATTTCAAGGTTAGCGATCAGTGTTTTTATTTGTTCGTTCATAACGTGTTAAAAAGGTTTCAATCGGCGTGCAACGATCAGGAAATGACTATGACAGGGCCTAGCGTGCCCGTGGTGGGATCATTAATGCTCACAAAACCAATCTCACCGTTTCGGATGGGCTTCAGGCCAAACATGAATCCAGCCTTTTTGATGAAGCAATTGTTGACTTGGATCGACGGGGCGGATGAACCGGAGCCAGCAATGATCAGGCTGTTTGTGTTGGCGCTCATGCGAGAGCCAGCGTAATTCCCAGTGCCCTGATTTTTCATTGCCGCAGTGATTTGCGCGCCCGTGGGGCCTATTGGCTTACCTGACACCATGACGTTGTAACCAAGCAACTTGAACCCTTTTGTGCGCCCTTGGACCTTATGAGGTTCGATTTTGAGTTGATGCGAAATTGTCCACCCTTCCTCAGCCTCAAACGACGTGAATCCTGCGACTGCACCGTATGAAGCCGTATATTTTCGGCGTTGGATTTTGGAGCGATCAATCGCGACGGGGGTGTAGGTTTGCCCCGTCGTGACGGTGTAATACGCATTCTCGGCGTCCGGCTCCAATCCATCGCCAATAATTCCCGTCCATTCCATTGACCCTAGAATCGGTTTTTCCAACCCAAGAAAGATGTCCGGCATCTTCGTGATCACGGCATTCGTGAGCAGGTAAATGTCGCCATTGCTCGATTTGTAGGACATCGGCGTATCAGCGCTCAATGGATAGAGAGAGCCAAAAACCGGTGTCAAATATGGCAACAATGTCGTTAAATTGTCCCATAACAACGGCGTCCCAGACCCATGAACCAAGAAGTCCACGTCTGTTTCGTCGATCTTCCCGAACATTTGAGAGTCCACGTCCACCGTGGTCTTTTCGTAATCGAGTTTTGAGTCATCCGCGAAGTGAATGTTAGAGCTTGCGTAGACCGCATGAGCGGCCCCGCCAATTAGAGATGCGCGTGTAGATGCCATAAAATTTAGGTGATTCTTGCTTTGCCGATGTCACTAGGGACGTAACCAGTCCGAAACGCAGCCCAGCGGACAATTGTTCCAGCCGGAACCGTAAAGGGAGCGGTAAAAAGAATAGCGGATTGGTTAGACGGGATAGGAAGGGTTTGATCGACCGTATAATAAACCTGCGCGGGGCTGACGTCCGCAAGCGTCACAGTCTGCTCTGGCGATGTAAGCGCGGGTAACGGCACTTTAAGCATTGCACTCTCAGACAAACGACCCCGCATTGTCACGGTGTAACCAAGACACCCCGGCCACCGCTCCTCCAAGCCCGGGATGGCGGCCACGGAATTTTTGTCCTGATAAAGACAAATCGAATCTTCGATAGCGAAATGATGCAAATGCGATCGCACCGCGAGCGCAATCTCCTCGGCAGAAAGCAAGGTTCCAGAACCGGATCGCAAGTTGATTTCAGGATTTTCGACAATGTCGATTGATAAGTAAAGGTCGCTCTGAATAGCGGACACGTTCGGGTCAATGCCTTCCAGCACGGGCATTCCCACGAGACATCCCACGCCGACCCGATTATTTTTTCCCCAAAGATGCGGCGTGCGGGCATCCACTTCTTTTGCGATAATTTTCCGGCGCAACGACCGAAACGGCACAAAATTAAACCTGTCACAGGCCGTATCCAACCAGGTAGTCACCTCGTCTTGTAACTGAACGAGCAAGTCCATTACGATTGCCCTTTCCATGAGCGCATGATAGCTGCGCTCACAACACGACCGTAATCTGGAAGCTTATCCTGGATTCCGCGAAAAGTGTAATGACGCGCTTTGATCTGCATGTGGCGCGTGTGGGCCTTGACTTTAATGGTGCCGCTTTTAACTTTGACAGCGCCCGCCTTTGCGAATTTGTAATGACCCGAAGCAACAGCCAACTTGCCCGCCTCAGACCGCGTAAGCGCACCCAGTCGCAATGCGGTGAAGCGGGACACAGTTTCCCCCATGAGCGAATAGCGATCGGCAGCGGGATTTCTGCGCGTGAATTCTTTGACCGGCACATCGTCATTGAATCCAAATTCATGGGCGCCAGCGTAGACAACATTCGAGCCGATCCCGCTCTCAATCGCCCTCCCAACCACACGCGCCTCCGACGCGCGCATTGACTGCCACAATCGGGCGGTGACAACCCCCAAAGTCATAGGTCCGCGATGCTTGAGATACGCTTGTTGGATATGGCCGCCGGTGATCTGGTTTTGTCGGTCAATGGCCAGACAGACTTTCCCGCGCATTGTGCCGTCATCGGCCATGCGACGTAACAACTCGGAAGATTCTGGGCTGATTGCAATGTAATCCGAGTTCATGGCGTGATGATGAGTTCGCCAAAACGGGCGCTGGAATGGGTGCGGTTATTCGCCGCTCCGTTCTTTGTTGAGACAGCCTCCATCTGGCACCCGTCAAAAAGGTGTCGAGTGAATAGCGAGTCGTTGATAGTAACCATCCAACGGCCTTTGACATTTTTGAGCGTGTCGCGCAATGCGGTGGCATCCGCTTCCGACCAACCGGCATAGGCTTTAGGATCGGCGCCGATGTAGGGCGGGTCAAGGAAGAGGAAAGTGTCAGGCGAATCGTAAAGCTCAACGAAACGTTTCCATGTCAGGTTTTCGATAACGACACCGTTTAGGCGCTCGTGCATTCGCTCCAGAAGCGCTTTAACTTTGTTCCGGTCAAACACAGCGCCACCACTCTTGGCTGTGCGTGTCACGCCATATGACGTGCCGCCGCCGCCAAACGATGTCCGGTTGCGGACAAGAAAATGCGCGCCGCGTTCCATGTCTGTGAGGCCAGGCTGCTTGGCGTATTTAAAGAGCAGCTCGCGCGAGCTGACGACCATGTCGATCTGGCGTAGAAGTTCGGGTAGATGCCGCTGCACATTCAGGTAGAGCGCGATCAGGTCACCATTGATGTCGTTGACGACTTCGACCGGCGAGCGAGGTTTCGCGCCGAATAAAGCTAGACCACCACCAAAAACTTCCCCGTAGCATTGGTGCTCAGGGATTTGAGGCAAAAGCTTCTTGAGCAGGCGGCTTTTGCCGCCAGGCCAACGAAGAATTGGTATGACGCGTTGCATAACGCGCTCACATTCTCACGACGTGGAACGGCGCGCACTCCGCCCAGCGGAGTAATCGGAGACTGTGGAGAAAAAAAGAAGCCCGGATGCGCGGATGCGCCGGGGTGCGGAGGGACACTATGCGCCCGCATTACGCATGTCAACTGCTAATCCGCGCTGTGCGGCGTGTGTGTTCGACAAATCTCGCACCAAAGAACCAACTTCGGACAAGCTTGCGGGCTTTTCCGTTGCGTCCAGAAACCACATTTGTGGCAGCGGCGAAAAATGGCGCGATCCGGCTCGGGCTGAGCCTCGACAACCATGCGGTGATTCGGAGGGGCTTTCATGTCAACTGATAGCGGATCATGCCGTCGATCAAATCACGGACAATCGGGAGAATTTTCATTCCGTTTTCAACGGGCGCTGAGTCAGGCGAGTCTGAAATTGTCTGGCCAATCACGTCAATCTTGCGCCAGATTTCTCGGCATTGGAGATGCCAGGCGAGCAGAAAATCCTCTGGTAATGTCGCAGAGCCATCCGGCTGCTCCCCTGTGTCATCCTCACTGGTGTCCCACCAAAATCCGCCAGTGTAGGTGACGCGCAGGAATGAGCTAGACGGCCCGCGCATGCCGCCAAAGAAAATGTAACCAGTCTCTTCAAGCTGATTGATGATCACCTGGCTTGGCGCGCCCAAGTCCTGCCACTGGTTGTTGCTCGTCGCATTGCGAATTTCAATGCGCGAGATCGTCGTAAATGGAAAGCGTGGCAGATAGTAATGCGTGCGGTCGGCGCTAAAAATTGCCGTGTCATTCTCACGCCAATCGAAGAGCCGGTTGCTCAAGCACTCGAACTGTTTGGCCACGCCCAGTCCTACAGCCAGCACCTTGTCATCGTAACTGTTGTTACCCTGCATCGACGCGGCAATGAGTTGCGCTTTGAGTTTTCCAAGGCTTGAGAATCCGGCGTTCATCTTTTTTTGGGGGAAAAGAGCGGCGGCGAACCGCCGCCCGTGTTGTTGTGGCGATCAGTTTCTGCGGAGCGGTTTTTTGTATGCCTGGACAATCGGCGTCACAACCACGTTCGTTGCGTAGTTGGTCGACGTGGCTGTGATCGTCGTTGTCACATTTGTTATGACGACATTAGTGAGAATTGAGGAGACGGCATTGGACCAGTAGTACAGCCCAAGGTAGCCATAAGCCCCAAAATTTATGTTCGTTGTCAACGTAGCGATGTTAGTGCCGTTCGACGGCACGGTGAACGTCAGGTGCGCCGGAGGGGATGTGTCAAAAAACGTTCCATCCCCGGACCGGGCGAAAGCGAACGTCACATTGCCTGTGTTCGTCGCGAGGCCAACGAACGTGAACTGCAAGGCGACTTCATCGCATTTTGTGAGCGTAAATACCGCCGGAGACCAGAGGGTTCCGTTGGTCCAATAAGTGGCCGTAGTCGTGGCCGCGATGTTATTCGGTGTGCTCAACGAGAGAGCGCCGTATTGTTGCGCCTGCGCGGCCAGGCACATCGCGGAGACCAGTCCAACAATTAAGAGAAGATTACTCACTCTACGTTTGATCGGTTTGATGAGTTTCGTTATCGTATTCATAGGCTGATTATTTGATTTGCCATTGCTCTCCGGCCACTCGACCAGAGAGCGTTTGGCGTCTGTTTATTGCGCAGCGGTAGTGACCGTCGCAAAGGGGATGGTATTGACGTTGTCACCGCGAATCTTGAACGCGGCGCGGGCGATGCCCCGGAAGGTCCGGGAATACATGTCCCAGTGGAAGTGGTCGCTGAACTCGAATTGGAAGTCCGAGCGCATGGCCAGGTATCCGCCATCGGGGTCGCCAAACGCGGCAATGGGTTTGTTAGCGCCATCAACGGCGGGCGCGGCGTCCGCAAGATTGACAGGGAAACCAAGCAGCGAACCCATGCGACCCCGCGACAGGTCCGGCGCTTCGAGCGAACCCATAAAGATCGGGCGCTTGTTGTTGTCTTTGATACCCATGAGTTGCGCGAGCACTTGCGGGTGAATCCACCATTGGGCGCGCTTCGAGAGCACGCGGGCGTTGACAGTGGTCAACACACGCGCGATGTCATCGTATTCCAACGCGGCGATACTAACGTTTCCTTTGGCGGCATTAGCGGCCTTGCCGCCCGGGAAGATTCCAGTGAATCCGCCATTCGCGACATCATTAGCGCCCGTGGCGCCAAGGCACATCCAGTCAAGCCGGTATGCTGTGGCGTTGGCAAAGAACCGCGCCACGCGCCCTGTAACGTCGTAAGCGGCGTCGTCGAGCAATGTGCGGTAGACCGGGATCAGCGTCGCAAGAATCTTGACACTGAGCGACGAGCTTGTGCCCGCGTAATTGGTGTCCTCGGGGATTTGCGTGCCTTCCGAGAGAATGTTGCACACCGGTTGAACGGTGTCGACCGGGATCGTGACCGTCTTGGTGCCGACCGGCTCGACAAAAAACGACGAGTAAACGCCGTATTCAGAGATTAGGTCATAAATCTCCTTGGCCAGTTGCGGCGTGATATAGCCAGCGCCGACGCCCGTGTCTTCACCAATAGCCTTGGTGAAATTATCAGGCAGTTTCTCATTACGATCCAGACAGAGCTGTCGCACAGCGGCGTTAATGCGGAGCTTATGTTCCTCGTTGCGCATAATGCGCTGGAGCGGCGAGCCCCAACTGCGATCCACTTCAGATCGGATCGACGCTTGCGCCCGCGTGATCGCGGCGAGGCGTTCCTCGACGCTATTGGAGTGATTCTTGACCAGTTCAAGCGTTTCGAGCGCCTTGCGGGTTTCGCCGCTCAAACGGTCCACGTCGGACAGCAGTTGTTGCGTTTTTGTCTTCTGTTCTTTGTTTTCGTTCTGGAGTGATTTGACTCCACCGAGAACGGTTTCTTGGAATTCTTCAGTCGTGATTGCCATAATTTTATTAACGGATTGCTTGTTGGAATTTCACCAGAAACTCTTCGCGCGCCCGCTCACGAGCCCATGCGACAAGAGCGGGACTGTCAGTCGCATTGGCGGTTTCACGTTGGGATGTCTCACGGGAAAGTGTTTCGATGTCGGCGTCGCCCAGGACGCCCGCCTTATAGGCTTGAGCCATCTTGGCCAGGGCATTGGGATTTGCTCCCAGGATGCACGCCGAGAGTTCGAGTTGCTCTTGCTCAAGGTAAATGCAGACGCACGGGCCGTTGACAGGGTCGATCTTCAGCTCGGAGCATTGCTGGTTCCATGCCTCAACCATGTCGGGGTTGGAATCCCAGCGCGACACATAGCGCATCGCGCGGAAGCCGACACTAACGGCCTTAAGGTAGCCTGCCTCGGTCATCTTCCAGCCGATCCGCGCCAGTTCGTTATCGGGCACGTCGATGGCCCATTGCACGCGCTCGATGAGCTGAGAGCCTTCCAGCCGAAAGTCAATGACTTTGCCGCACAGTTTTCGGATGGACGAATAGTCATGGCTGTCCACAAACGGCGCGTTCTTTTGAAACTGGCGGAAACGCCAGCCGGAGGCGCGGATTACCTCGCGGTAAGAGTCGATGGATTCGTCCGACGCGACGTAATCACAGATGCCTTTCGCACTGTCAATAATTCGCGTTTCAGGGTGTATTGTTTTTCGCAGGGTTTCCATGTTCAGTCTTCCTTCGATTCCACGGCGATTGAGACGCAGTGGCAGTTGATGACGTTCTCGGCAGAGCCGTCCGGGTCGCCCGGGTGCGAGAGCTTCTCGCCGCCGACTTCAAATTCTTGATCCACGCGCACGGTCTGGCCATCCGCGTCTTCGTGCGCGGCGCGGACATTGTCATTGCCGCTCGTGAGCCATTGCTTCCACTCGACACCCGCCTCTTCCATGGCCACCTGGCGTCCCTGGCCGTAGACGGCGCTGGTCTCCGTCATAGCCACCGTCGTTGCGCGGCCTCGTGAAATGTCGTTAAAACGCTCTTTAATAGCCTTTGCCATGTCGGCGATGGAGTCACCTTTGTCCAGGCTGGTTTCAATCGTGCCTTTGACTTCACTGTAAACAGTGTCCGCAACATCGCTCATGCGGTTCTCGCGCTTGTGCAGGAAAGCCACAACCTTTGCGGGCGGGAGCTTGAAGACGTCGTCTTTTCCCAGCTCGCCAAAGAGCTGCTCGCCGGATTCTTGCAGGCCAGTGAGAGCCACGTTGCGCATGGCGACCGCCAGCTCTTTGCCAAACACGGCGGGATCAAATAGGAAGTCAGCGGCCACGCCCGCGCGGGTCTGGACGCTCTTGCTGTGCTTTTCGACTTTCGCCAGGACTTCCGCCCGCGCTTCCATCAACACGCGATTGAATTTGGACGCGAACGCCTTAATAAGCGGGCGGCGCTTGGCCATGTGAGATTTCCACAGCGCCAATTTGCGCGGCGACCGCGCGATGTCAACGTTAGAGTCGCCATGGCAGGCGCACGGCTTAAGCGCGCGGAACATCTTCTCGATGGCGTCATCGGTTTTCGGGTCGGCGTTTTCCGAAGGCTCGGAAAACTGCGGATCAGTGGCCGCGTCGGTTGCCGGTTGCGATGCCTCGCTTGTTGGCGCGACGCCAAACGGCAGGTAGCCCGTGTCCCAACCATCGTATTCAGGCAGGTCAAGGCCGAGGTATTCACTGATTTCTTCCATCGGCATTCCCTTTCCCCAAAGCACGTCAATCTCCTTGAGCCGCTCCGAGCGGACTTGTTGCATGACACTGTGCTCTTTCCAATCGAGATACGATTCGACGGTGACGCCCGAGAGGCGCGCCGAGACTTTGTCAATGACTTCGCAAAGCTTGACGCCCAGCGGCATGCAGGTGTCTTCAATCAGCCGGAACCGGTCACTAGCAGAGCCGACGCTGTAGCTGGCCACAATGTCGAACATCGACGCGGGCACGCCGAAGGCCAGGGCGATCTCATGCCGGTTCGCCAGGCGCTGGTTGATGAACGACTGATCGACCGCGCGGATTCTCGGGTCTTCGATGGTAATGTCACCCGTCAAGAATATCGGCTTGTAATAACCCATCTGCTGCAAGCGCCGCTTCTCACGGAGTTGCTCAATGATCTGCGCACGCTGCGTGTCGTTGGGGATGCCGTTCTTTGCAACGATGATCGGGCCGGTGTCGTTGTTGTTTTGGTTGAGATACTTGTTGAATTGGCCAGCGGCGAAGTCGGCATTGGCCGCGCATTCCGCCGATTCCATTTCAGAAAGCCCACGCCAGGGATTGTAGGGATTTGGGTAACGCAGTTGGATGACTTGCTCCTTTGGCAGCGTCTGGCGGTCCCCGTTCGCGTCTGTCAACATCCACCCCGTCAACTGGCCGTTCACAATCATTTCACGCATCTTGTCCGGTCGGCAAATAATCAGCGGCGTATAGCCGCCCAGGGGAGCGACATCGGGGAACGGCAACTTGTAGGAATCATCAAGCAGATAGAACACTTCGCCCGCCGTCTTAAGCCAAATAACTGACAGCTCGACAAAGTCTGAAAACCCCATGCGCGTGCCGTCCTGGGCCAGCGCGGGCGCTTGCCAGAACGCATCCAGTCGTTGACCTGGCGCTGCCACCGGCCCTCGCCGCGCGCGACGCCGCTCGCCTGGCATGCGTCCAATAATCTCCCCGGCGTCATCGCTGAACACGAGCGGCACCGAGCTGATCGGACCAGAGATAGTTTTAATGGCGCGTTGCACCCAGACCGATTTCCGGTAAGGCTCGCGCAAGTCCTCAGCAACGAGCGATCCTGTGTCGATCACGCGGTTGAACCAGGACTCTGGCAATCCTGTCGACCGGATTACATGCGCCGCCGCGTTACTGATTCGAGAGAAGATGCCGTGTTTCATGTCAATGCCACGATAGTTTTAATCGGTTTTAGCGGGGGCCTTGGATGCGTTTTAATCGCCGGAAGGCACAAAGACGCCAACCAGCAAACAAAACGCGTCACAAACGAAATGCGCGATTCGCCGTTGTCATCAAACAACGGGACCGGCGAATGCACAGCTTTAACGGCGATTGCACAAGAATGGAACCATGCGGCTAATCGAGACCGGCTGAGAACAGACCGGGAGCACCCCAAGATAGCCGCATGGCCCAAAAAGAAAGTAAACGGCAACAACACGATCCACGCTCCGAATTGAGTCGAGGATTTATTTCCGGCGCGGATCGCCAGGGCAATCGACCAGAATTCATCCGCGTGCCCCGCTTCGTCGCGCGTGGCGGCGATGGACACGCGGCCACCGGGGCTTGTGATCCGCTCGGGCTTGCGCAGCGAATCTCGCAAATCTTGATCGACGGGAATTTCAATGGCGCGGTCCTCAAAGACGGCGACCATATCGACAGCCATTAATTCCGTGACGCGAGCGGTCGGTGACTTTCGGCCTTCCGAAAGTAAATGCTCATTAACTGGCTCCGACGAGCCAAAGTTGACACCAGCCACGCGCTCCGTTCCCCAGCGCTCTTGAGTGTATTCACACAGCCCAAGGCCATTGCCCGTCATATCCATTTCCAGCCGTTTAAAGCGCGGCATGGCGCACAAGAGGTCCAGCTGCACCTGTTGAGCCGGAGAGCGCATGCCTTCCATTCTCAGCATCGCAATGATGCGACGGAGATTGCCCAAGCGTTCGATTACACAGACCACGGATAAATCGCGATTGCGACCAAAGTCTTGTCCGCATTCCAGGTCACCCTCAGCGCGTAGCATCCGCGCCAGGCTGGCCGGGGTCCACGCCTGACTATCAATCGTAATGAGCGAGCGCTCCGCCGCGCTGATCAGATCATGCGTCAGGAGCGCCATGTTTTCGTCAGCGAATTGCAGCTCGTAATTCTGATCGTAGGCCCGCTTATCGAGCGACTTTGCACGCGCTTGGTCCGGCGTAATTTCTTTACGCGTGTTCGGATCAAAAACTTTAACACCCTGCTTATAGGCTTCTGACCGCGAAACTTTCGAGCAACAGAACCCGGCGGCGTTGACAAACAACGTCCCGTCCTTTGACCCGTCGCTCCCTGCCATCCGGTAGAACATGTTATGTTTGCCATTGCCAGTGGAGGCGATGCGGCACAAGAACTCGCGGTTCGATGACAGAATCGGTTCAGCGGCTTCCCAGATGGCGTTGCTGTCTTCATGGAACGCAAACTCATCCAAGATCAAGTCGCCAGAGAAACCACGCGCCGTGCGGGGATTGGCGGCCAACACCTTGATGCGACCAACACGCTTGCCAATCGTGATACGGACTTCCATTCGCATGTTCTCAAATTTAATATCCGGGGATTGATCCTCGTCGCAGTAGACAACAGCAGCATCGCCCACCGTTGCCGCTTTGGTTTGATCGCGCATCATTCCGAGCTTGTTGCAAATTTCGGCGCACTTAATAACAAATTCCGCGCCATTATCTCGTGAGTTCGAGAGCACCGTGATCAGCCAGAAATCGTAAGACTGAAGCTGAGTCAACAGACGGTCAACCGCCCATGATGCAAGCGTAAAGCTTTTACCGATCTGACGGGACCAGTGCAGGATAAGGATGCCGGATGTTCGGTCTAAAAACACCGGGCGCTGATAGGGGCGAAAATGGATCAACGATTCATTCGTGACCTGAGCCGCGTGCGCCTTCTGAGCCGGAGTCCGGGACGGATCACGAGCATTGTCAACGACTGGAATACGAAGAGTGGACGCAAGAAGATGGCTCGCATCCACCTGTGCTGATGCTACGGCATTTTTATTTGCGGAAGATTTTTTCACGCCGCCGATTCCTGGGGAAGCTGGCCAAAGAGCTTGGCACGAATGGCGTTGATCTTGCCGTTATTGTCAAGCGACGAATCGGAGGCAATGGCCTTCAGCGCGGGCAGCGCGGCGAGGCACGCCTTCGCGGCGTCGAACTGGAACTTGTCACGCTTGAGTTGCAAATCCTCTTGCTTTAAATCCTGATCGCGCAGCTTGAGCGCTTGGCCGATCACCATCGCCAATGCTTGTGGGTCAACATCCGGCTGATTTGACAACTCGAAAGCCTTCTGTTTAAGAGCAGAAACGAAGCCCTTGTCAAAGGCGCTATCCTGGCTGGCAAAAGCTCCGATAGCTTCGGCGGCGCCCGCCGCCCTCTGTCGACGCGCCAAAAGCGCAGGTTGACAGACTTCGCTCCAGAACGCGGAGAAGCAGCTTAGACTTCCCACGGTGACGCCAAACTCCTTAGCCACGCGCTCACGGGCGATGTGGTAGGGCGTGCCGTTGAGCAGCCAATCCGACAACGCGGCTTGCTGCTCTTCTGGCAGGTTCAGCAAAATCGAGTCTGAGCGCGTCTTGGCCATGTTATTCTTGCCCTTGCAGCGCGAGGCAATCGCGGCCATTAGCCGTGGTGCGGTAGAGAAGGTTCTCTGGAGACACCGTTTTTTCGACAGTTGTCAATAATCCTTTGTCCCGCAAATAGACCAATTCGTCGACGAGTTCAGGACTCTCGATTCGGTTTCCCTCAGAAACGAGGTTTGATTTTATCACACCGGCAGACACAGGTCTCAGCGCGTAGCGCAGGATCGAAAGCCGGATTTGTTCACGTTGGACAAGCGAAATGGCAGGCATAATCACTTCTTGTGTTGAATGGCGCCCGTGTTGTTCAGGAGGGATACAATTTGCGCGGGCATGTCAGATTGTTGCTGGCTCAACGCTTTGAGCTGCTCGCTGTTCGCAGCTAGCGTGGCTTTAACTCCGGCCACATCCGCGCGGATGGCGTCGATGTCCCGGTGCATCGGGCGGCGGGACTCGATTGAATCACGCTCGATTTTATCAAGCCGAGCGCTGAGGCGGTCTTCAACACCGCGCTCGGCGGCGTTGACGCGCCCGAACAATTCGGCGTGGATTTTGTCATCGGCAACGGCGTGACTTTGCAGTGAGGCCTCAGATTGAGCATACCGCGCGGCGCAGGCTTCCCCCAAGCGACGCAATTCCTCGCTGATAGGCGGCTCCTTGCCGAAGAGCTTCTTGGCTTGGATCGCGACGGCAAACACAAGGCTTGTCGCGCCCAGGACGCCGATTAATCCGAGCATCCAGCCGCCTGTCGTGTTCCAAGGCACGTCGGGTAATTGAGCTAAAAAATTCACGGGAAATAACTTCTAGGGTTATGGTCTTTGATAAATTTTTCCGAGCACGATCGACACACCCCCCGAGTGAGGATTGTGCCTCCGGTAAAGTGTGGTTTCACTCCTGTCCCGCCGAACCCCATTTCGATTGTCGTCTTATCGCGACCGGAAAACTTATGGCGGCAAATCGGGCAAATGAATTTCTGGTATTTCATTTTACTGTGCGGCAGTGGCGGGTGAATTGGATGGTGAGAGCTTTTCGATGACGTCTGACACAGCCCGGCGATAGCGCTGGTAGCGACCATCGCTCATGAACACACCGTCACAGGGGACAGTGAACACCTGGTTCGAGCTGACAAATGTCTCGGTTTGATCAGCGCTGACCACTTTGACGGACCTGCAAGCGGTCAAGCAGATCAAGATCGTCAGAAGCGTGAGCGCTAGCGGCAAGGCTGTCTCGCTCGGCAATATCTTTGTCAATCGTTTCATAGCGGTCGGCGGCTTGGTTTATGGGGTTGGCGCTCTTGGCGTCGCTCCGTTGCATCACGTAAAACACGATGCTCAGGAGCGTGCCAATGAGCGTGACAAATCCAGTCAGCATGGGTTACGAGGCGCTGGCGGCGACGGTTGAAGATTTTGATTTAACCAGGCCACGCACAGCGGTGTAGATCGCCACAACGCCGCCCAGGACCACGTTGCTGTCGACCGGCAAAGCCTTGCCTGTGACCGCTGTATAGCCCGCATTCAGCGCCACCACGCCAACAACCAACCAAAATTCGGTGGTCTGATAGCCCGTCTTGATGTCCGGCAACGCGGCCTTCACATCCTTGTATTGCGCCTCAAGAACCGCCGCATTCTGCGTTCCTAGAGAGGCCAGACCGGACCAATCCTTGGCTTTGATCAGCGGAATGGCTTTTTTGACAAGTTCGTAATCGGCCTGGGCATCCACCGCAAGCTTTGCCAGCTCGGTTTGGAGCGAGGCCGTGTCCACCGTGGCGGCGGCGGCGGTTGTGGCAGTAGTTGTGGCCGCAGTGGCGCCAGTGGCGTCGGCGGCGGTTTGATTCGTTTGGGCACTCATAAATTCAATAATCGTTCAATGACACGATCATCAAACCATGAGAAGCGGGAAGCCACACTCCGCCCAGCGGAGTAATCGTTACTGGGGAAGCGAAAAAATGAAGCCCCGATACGCGGTTCACGCGCCCGGGGTGCGGAGCCAAGCTATGTGACCGGGCGGAGCGATGTCAAGAGGAAAGGATGAAGGCTGAGGGATGCAGGATGAATAGGAGCCTCAATTCTGCGCGGCGGGCGCGGGCGGGATGTAGTAGAACGTGACGCGGTGGGCTTCGCACCAGTGCAGGGCTTCGATGGCGCCAGGGAAGGTCATCGGCTCTTGGGCTCCGTCTGAGAGCAGCATGGCCGTGGTTCCGGGGTGCTCGGCAATGAGGATTTTCGTCTGTCCAACCGGCGCGGCGCCGGATACACTTTTCTTGCGTGAATGACTCATGGTTTTGTCGCTCTGAGTTGTTTGCGCAGGCCCGGAGTGTTCAAGCATTCCGGGCCGCTTGTTTTTAAGCTGCACTTAAAACCGCCGAAACGCAACTTTAACCGCGTTCCAAAGCTCGGCGGATGCGCATTAACTCAGAGAGGATTGCCAGTCCGCACGCGCCGGTGGCAGTGCGCCAAGCCAACGCCAGACCGAAAAAAGGCCAAAGGATTATTGACAAAGCCAACAGTGCCAGCGCCACTCCGCGCCACACGCCAGACCAATTCGTTGGTTTGATGTCGCGGCGCGGAATCACAGTGGCACCACAGGACGGACATGCGACGGGTTTTCCAATATCGGTTTCGTTGACAGTTATCGGCTGCTTGCACCCGGCGCAATTGAATGTGAGCGTGTTCATGGTAGTCCTCGTAAAAATCGCGTTATGCTGTAAATAGGATGAAGAAAACGAATCTCAGAGCGTTTAAATTCAAGGGCGGGATAATTCGGATTTAATGAGAATAGTCGAATTATTCGCATATCCTTCGAAAAATGAAGCTCCTTAAAAAACACTTCATCCTTTGTAGTTTTTGCAACGATAAGATCACCCTGTCTTGCCTCTATATTTGGACTGACAACAATAACATCTCCGGTGCGGTACAGAGGAGCCATTGAATCTCCATCAATTTGCAAGGCATAGGTATTTGGGTCTCTGCATGCCGTAGGTATGTGAGGCACATCCATTCCCATGTCCTCCCATGAATGCGATTCCCCCGCAGATGCCCAACTAATTATAGGCGCTACCTTTTGAGTTCCGTAATATGGGCCACCAAAATATCTGGGAACTGTTACATCCACTTTCCCAGCTGCAATATCTTGAAGCTGTTTTTCCGATATTTTTGCCCGAGCCTTCCATTCATTGTAATCGCCTGGATCAACACTAATTTCTGGAGATGGAGCTGTAGCAACAAGCGAATTAGCTGTCACCCCAAAATATACTGCCAACCTAAACAGAATGTCGCTTTTGGGAATTCGGCCTTTTAAGTAGTTAGAAATTGCCGACTGCGCAAGACCAAGCGCATCCGCCAATTCTGTTTGCGTAATCGATCTGCTTTTCATGAGCGTTCTAAGCCGCTCTGAAAATATCACGTTTGTGTTAATTTCTTCTTGCATAGTATCACGTTCGTGATATTCTTTTCACATGTTGCAAGCAACACTGAAACCTACCAAGCCAAAGCTAAAAAGCAAGCCGCTGCGTTTTCCTGGAATCTGTGCGGCGGCTAAAGAGCTGCAAGTTGAACGGACACACCTCTACCGCGTCTTGAGTGGCCAGCGCGAAAGCCGCCGATTGAAGGAAGCATACCGAAAACTCAAATCCGCCTAAAGCCTATGAAACCAGAGGATCAATGTCCCGACCCGCGCAAAGCTGCCGCAATGATGCCAGCGACCAGCAGTGAGCAGAACGCCACATCGCCAACGGTTGCGGGAGCCGGAGAATGCCGGTTAGACCAGAGTAACCAAGCGCCTCCCAACACGAGCAATGAGTCCAGCGCGAACACCACCACTCTCACCACGCGAAGCGGGAAGTCTTTGCCGGGCTGGGTTTGGCTGGGAAGCCTGTTAGAACTGTTGTTTTGGGGCGGTGTTTTGGCCTGGGCTCTTTTGTGTTTCAGCCACTCCTTGAAAAACGGGAACAGCTTTGGGAGCAGCGCCCAGCCGAGCAGCGCGATTGCTGCCGGAACAACGGCCCAGGACGGGACATCTTTAAGCTGGCTCCAATTCATAATTTTGGCGCGCCTGGCGATCAGCGCGGTCTTTTGCGAATTTTCACTGCATTTGCTTCGCCGTGATCTTAACGAGCTGACAGAAGCGGAGCTAGCCAAAAAATAAACTCATCTCGGTAACCCATGCAACGATAACCATGAAAAAACGATGTTGGATATGCGCGAAACGACGCGCCAAAAAAGAACAAGGTTGGGCCAAGCGCCAAAACGCCATTGGCCGGATCGCATGGCACTGCCCGGGATGCATCGCCGAGCATCCCAGTCTGCAACACACAATCCTCCAGGGGGTCGCATGACTCATCCATTCCCTGATTATTTAGCACTATCACTGCCCGCACGCGGCACGCGAATTCCGCGACGCGCTTGGCTTGCGAAGCAACGAAAGCTCTTGCATCAAGCGACTCTATTTTGCGCCGTCTGGAGCAAGGGGTGGAACACAGGGGTAGATCACCACGACGCGCCAAGAATTGCGCGACACGATCGCGAGATATTTCGGCGGTATTTGACAACTCAAACACACGAATAAGCATGACACCATTTTCCCCACCGGATGGCATTTCGCCGTCCATCTGCAATCTCACCAATCCGGGTTCAGCCATCCGAGCTAAAACGGACACGCAGACGACGCATTCTCGCACGTCGATATCGCCTGAAACTTATTCCGCGGTCGGTTCACCGCGGGGCGCATGTGAGAACGAGCCAAAGACCCCATCCGCCGACGGGTTCCGTCACCCGTCGGCGGACTCTTCTAACAACGATTTAACGCGCGGATTATGAGCACGACGCAACTCTCATTCACACCGCTGCGACTTACCATCGCCGCGCCGGTGATCGGGCCGGAGACGGTCCGGGCGATACTCCAATGCGGCGAGGAGGATGTGTACGAGCTTTGCCAGGATGGCACAATAGAGTGGGCGTGGGACTTAAGGACGCCCGGCGCTGATCATGTGTTTCTACGCGCTCTGGCCCAGTCTGTTGACGCAGCGAAACGGAAACTGGCGGGCGAAAAAATCCCGCTCTCACTGGAGACCGATGCGGAGATTCTCCACGCGATCCTCAATCACGACAGGGACATCATTCGAGGAACCGAGATTGCCAGGCGTTTCAATTTCGGAGCGGACCACTGCAATCGTCTGATCCGCGCGGGCGCATTATTGACGATCAAACCTGCATCCGAATACGACGTCAATGAGAGTCCGGTTGTCACCCGGGAATCGCTCGCAGCATTTTTAACCGCGAGGAGGATTGCTTAAAGGCTAAAGGCTGAAGGCAAAAGGATAAAGAATGAAAACAACACCTGACAATTATTGCAAATCACAAGGAAAACCCAGCGCGGCGCTAGCAAGAATAAGGCAACTGCTGGAGACCAATAACATCGTCGACTGGGCCACCGTGTGCTCGGCGTGTGAGGAATACTCGAAATATACCTTACGCCGGTATCTATATGATATGACGAGGGCCGGTGAGATTTACCAGCGCGGGCGATTCCTCTCCACGGCGGTGTGGTCACTAAAGCCATTCGCAGCACCCGCGCCTGTAGCGCCCATCTCTACACCAGAGCCAACCATTAATTGGACTGACAACGCGGCGCCACTCACTGACCGCTACGCGGCCTTCAGAGAGACGATTAACACAACGCCGCGCGACGTGTCCGACATGCAACGATTCACCATGAGAGGAGTGAAGGAATGAGCCCACAAAAAATAATGTATATGCAGATGATAGAGAACGATCTGCAACAGGCCTGGGAACTGCTCGAACACAACGCTTTCGACCTCGCTAGACACCATATTTCCGAGGCCAGCAAAAAGGTATCCGAACTGCAAGATTTTGAGTCAGCCGACTCCACACCCCAAAACGAAACATTAAAGCTACTATGACTGAAGGAAATTTTGAATTGCTGCACCAACGATCCGCCGCCGCCGAATCCCGTTTACAGAAACACAAGAAAGTCATCACCACGTGCCTCAACGGTGAGCTAAGAGGACAAGTGCAGTCACGGTATTACCGTGCGATGTCTGGGATTGCGCTATTAGCAGCGCGCGAGGAAATCACACATGGCAACGCGGACCCGGATGGGGGCTTTCTGAAATGGCTCTCCTCGGAATTCCCAAACTTGCCAGCAAGAAATGCCCAAAGGCGAATGGAATTTGGACGCGCCATATCTGAGAAATGCGACAAATTGTCGTTTTTCAGTAGTCAAAATCTCAAGCTAAAGAAGAGCTTAAGCGCGTCCGACGAGAAAGAGTTTTTGAAGATTCTCCCCGAGGTGATGGAGGGAAAAAGTGAGGTTGAATTCATGCGGGACATGAAGCTCCTGAAGGAGCCGCAAGAGCCGACTTACCACGCGCCTCGCGAAATGACCGCCGAGGAAAAGCTCGCCGCTGATTTAGCACAAGCGAAGGAAAGCTGGCTCATGACGGTGCAGGATATGGAGTCGCGCGTGGAAATGTTAGATCGCCTTGGAATTCCAGAAGCCAAGCAGGTGACAACCGCCACAATCAAGGTGATGTCCCATGCCATCGACCTGCTCGATAATCCGGGGCGCAAAGAGGTTCTCGACGCGCTAGTCGAGATCAACAACAAGCTCCGCGAATCGCTGAAGCTGGAAGCGTAAACTGAAATGAACGCCATCGCGACACAACCCCAATCCGCGCCCATCACGTTTGGCATCCCGACGCGCGAGGAAGACTTGGCTGAATTCCGTCGTCTGCCCGAGACCGTGCGGAATGATATACGTCGATACCTTGCGGCGTTCCAGCGCATCAGCGAGGCGATTAACGTATCGACAGGGTGTCGCGCCCAGGCGATGCAACTGAGCGCGTATCGCGGGTTCTCTTTCGACCGATTGCGTTCACTTTATTACGCTTACCTGAGGACCGGCGATTGGCGCGTGCTCAAGAATAATTCGAAGGCGAAGGCTCAGACGAAAGTGGATAAGACAAACTTGCCGCCTGAGTTTTTGGATTTTTGGCGCGGGCGTTGCGGGTATAATCAGAAGGCCTCGCTTCCCGCTTATCGGCAACTCAAGCGAGACTGGCGCTCGGGCGTGTCCATCCCTGGCTATGGCACATGGCAGGAATATTTCCAACAAAACAATCCCTACATGCCATTGCCGTTGACATGCCCGCCTGATCTGCCTGAAGGCTGGAGTGAGTCAAATCTCTACCGGATGTTGCCGACCGACGCGGAGCTGGCCTTGTCCCGGCGCGGGATTGCGATTGCGCGACAACATTTGCCGGACATCCTGCGCACACGGGTGGGCTTGAGGCCTCTGGAGCTTGTCGCGTTCGACGACGTGCGGACGGACTTTCGCATCATCGTGGCAGGATGCCCGATGCCTGTGGAACTGCACTTGCTTGTGGCCATCGACGTGGCGAGCGGCAAGATATTGCGTTACGGATTGCGCCCGGCGATCTGGCGCGATGATAAGACACGCGAAGGATTGAAGCTGCGCGACATGAAGCGGCTGGTAGCCGGGCTGCTCTCGCAATACGGATACCCCAAAAACTGGATCATGCATTTTGTGATCGAAAATGCGACAGCCACGCTGCGCGATGCCGCATCCATGGCGCTGGCGGAATTGTGCAATCAACAAGTGCTTGTCCATAAGACAATGATGATCGACGGGCAGGCGGTCTGGGGCGGATTTTGCGACGGGGCCAAGGGCAATCCGCAAGCGAAGGGTTGGGTAGAGGTGACGTTCCGGTTGATGCATTCCGAGCTGGGGATGATCCCGGGACAAATGGGACGGCGCTATGATGAGGGTCCCGCTGATCTGGCGGGACGCACAGCGGAGGCCAAGTCCCTATTGACAACACGCGGCCTTTCCCCACAACAACGCGCCGCCCTGCGCCTGCCCTTCGCCTCCTGCGACGAGGCGCGTGTGGCGATCACTGACGCGTTCAATCGCATGGATCGTCGCGAAGATCATGCGCTGGAAGGGTTCGAGTTTGTCGCTGAATGGCGTGGCGGCGAGCTGGAACCGTGGCGGCCTGAGGCGTTATTCCTTGACTTGACAGAAGCCGAGAAAGCGCGGATGCAATGGCGGAAACGCCTGGAGCAACCGATGGAACGCTGGCAGAGGCTGATCATGGCCAATGGCGGGCCGGGCGTGTTCCAGCGCATTCACCCGAGCGTGTTGCCTGCGTTCTACGACAATGACCAAAAAGAGGTCACTGTTTACGACGGGGAGATTGTGATTCGGCGCGGCAAGAACGAAGCGTTTCATTATCGGCTTGCTCGAATTCGCGATGCGGTTCGCGCACCCAAGGAAGGTGACAAGATGCTGGCCTATTATGATCCAGAGTCCATGGATATAGTCCACCTGACAGACGGCAAAGGCGCATACATCGGGAGCATCCCCCGCACGCTAGGAATCAGCCCGATTGATCCTGTGGCTGCGAAAGCGGAGATCGAACGCCGTCAACATGAGCTGAAAGAATTACAAACGCGCGTTTCGAAGCGGCAACCCGAGCGGATTACGGCGCGACTGGAAGACTTGGCCACCAACATCGAGATCATGAGCGATGCGGAGGCCATCGACCTGGGCGGCACAGAGGGCGCACAGAACGTCCCCAGCGCGGCGGCGGCGATCCAGCACGCGGCAGCAACCGAGCGCGAACAGCAGAGAGCCATCGACCGCGTGGACACAGTCAAAGAGCAACTTAAGCAGAATTTACCCACACCCGAAACACCGAAGTGGGTTTAGTCAACAACAATACAAAATGAGCACCTCAGACACAGCAGCGACCGAAAAACCGGCGCAAAAAACAATCACCCCAGAGCAACAGTCGATCATTGATCGCCTTGTGAAACTTCAAAGCGAATCGCGGAATTCGCGAGGGCAACCTAAGACGGACAAGGATTTTGGCGAGTCCATCGGAATGAGCGGGTCCAAATGGAACCTCGTCAAGAGCGGTAATTATGTGTCGATGATTACCGACATTGATGGATTCTTCATCGACCTCAAGATAGCGCTGAATAAGTTGCAGATGAAGTCACTTTTGAACAGCCGGTTTGGCTCAAAGGATTTCATCGCATTCCCCAAATTTGACGCCGTATTCAAGGCCATTGAAACCTGTCTTAACAAGCCATTAGGAGACCCGATCCGTTTTGTTGTATTTCTCGGAGAGACGGGGTGCGGAAAATCCGCGTTAAGCGCCGAACTGATGAGGCGGTTCGAGCACGTCATCGCCACTGAGGCACGCGATGAGTGGATGAGGCCGAGCAAATACGTTGCCCTGCAAGACATTTGCGAGGCGGCTGAGATCGACATCTCTGACATGTATCAACCAGTGCGGATGGAAAAGGCGCTGCTCCAGAAGTTCCAAGAGCAACAATACATCCTCGTCATCGACGAAGCGGAGGCGCTTGGCAAAGGTGTGCTCAACTCGATCAAGCTCTGGCTCAATCGCTCGCGTCTTGTTGTGGTCGCGCTGGCCATTAAAGGCTCCTACCTCAAGTGGAACAAGCGCTTTCCCCATGAGGCCGCGCAGATTAAATCCCGAACTCACACGGTCATTGACAATGACATGATTACCGTCGCCGAGGCGACCGCGTTCCTGAGCCAGCACAGGCTTAACGGGGACACCGAGGCCAGCGCCGTCACGCTTGCCCGAGCTGCCACGCAATTCGGCGGCTACCGGCTCATCCGGCGCGTGCTCGACGCCGTGCCGCGAGGAGTGGCCATCACAAAAGGCGACATCGACGCCGCGCTCTCCGTCGCGCGCGCAAACATGGGCGAGCAGGTGAAGTAATAGCAAGGAGGAAAAATGAACACACCAATCACATTTGAGCTGCTCCAACAATTTTGCGAGTCGGAAAAACCTAAAGATAAACCGTTCGATTTCACGCAACCGTTCTCAAGATTTTCCTATCACGGCGACGGAACAGAGGAAAACGAAAATAAAATCAGAAGTGAAATCGGCTATGATAAATACCAGCAATATCACTACGACACGATTGCTTGTAATCGGTGGATAATCATCTATGTCCCTCATACACAATTAGGCTCGTGTGACCCAGAGGCTGGAGCCAGGCTGGACCCTTCTTTGGCTCGCACATTACTTGAGATCCACGAGCTACCAACAACCAGCTACTATTTGATTACAGGCGATCCGGACGAGCAAATTCCAGCCGACGATGGGAGTCTTCGGTACGAAATCAAAGGCAGGTGGATCAGCGCCAAGGCGCTGTCACTGATCAGGCTATTGCCCGACGTGCAATTCGTCGGCCCCGTGATCGACGGAGACATAGGAGCGCCAGTAGAGGACTTGACGCCTGTCTATTTCCGATTCAACGGCGGCGCTGGGGCTGTCATGCCGCTGAAACTCGTTAGTGACATTCAACAAATCAAGGAGGAAGAGGCATGAGAACTTACCGTGTCTTATTCAGCCGTCCGGGCGGCTTCATGAACTGGCCGGGTTATACGGTGCAATCGAATACAAAAATTCACGCAGTTGCAATTGTCATGTTTCGCAAGTGGTTTGGGGACGAACCAAACTGCTCATTCGGGATTGACGGCTTCATCGGTCAGGCTGAGGACGCCAAAAAAAATTGTGTCGAAGTCGAACAAGAGAACTACTACCACCACTATCGTCCCGGAGCTACAACGATGCGCCGTCCTCTGTGTCCGATGATAATAAAGAAGGAGGTCGCATGATCATGGACACTGATAGTTCATCCTACGGTTGTTTGGATGAGCCTAAAGTTGTGTTAAGCCAAAAATTTGCCATCGTCGACCCTGTGGCTGGATGGGGTTTCATTTTTGATGGCTCCAACCCTGTGACCATTGGGGCAACTGACGAAGCAACTCAATTTGACAGCTTAGACGATGCCGCCTGGGCGATCCACGAGCACATGGATCAGTTTTCCCATTGTGACATAAAGATAATCCCCGCAAGCGAATTATGATCACGCACCTCAACTATCTCGATTCCGCCGTGGGCACTGCGCATTATCTGACGCACGATTACGTGGACGGAATGATCACGGGCGGTCTCATTATATTCGGCATCGTGGCCAGCGGGATCGCTCTCACACTCGCCTGGATCACCCTCTTGAGATTCATTCACGGGTGTGATTCTACGTCCGGCGTAACACGCATTGAGCTGGATTGCATGACCTGCACGTCGGTGCAATGCGAAAATTGTCCTTACACCAACCCGACAAAACCAAAATGAGAGCACCCCGTCCCCGTCGCGTCTTTGGCCGAGTGAGAGCGCAAATCGGAGCGACAAAGTTCCGATTTGAGCTGACCAAAGACGGCCTGATCATCACACCCTACCGAGCGCGCCATCCTCACAAGCTCGCTTTTTCCACTCTGCTCGAACGGTCAAAAATCCAGTTCGAGCTTCCACTGCAAGAACCGTTAAAACTGAAATAATATGACGACTGAACAATACACAAACTTCTGCAACCTTTTGAGCACGTTTTCAGCAAAGTCAGCGGCCCTAAAGACCTCTGAGGCCGCAATAGAACTCGCCCATGTCAATGCCGCCGACAGCCTGCAACCGGAGTTTGCGAGAGCTAAAACCGAGCTAGCATCAGACGAAGAAAAGCTCAAGGAGATGTGCGTGAAATTTAGCGCGGAGCTTTTCCCTGATGGCAAATGTTCTCATGCAACGCCATTCGGAACGGTCAAGTTGACAACGTCAACCGGTCTGGACTTTACTGACGAGGAAAAGCTATTGCTCCTGATTCGCGTGCGCTGCCTGGAGGATGCCGTCAGCAAAACGCCGCGCGGGTTCAATATCGAGCAGTTGATTCGAACGCAGGAAGCGCCGAATCTGGAAGCGCTGGAGCGCCTTGACGACGCAACATTGTCGCTCTTTGGTATCACGCGGCGCACCACCAAATCCCTCAAGATCGTCCCTGTCACGGTCAAGGCAGACAAACCGGCGAAGTCTTCGAGCAAAAAGGGGAAGGGTGCGGAATGAGCACAAAAATTAATGACATATTGAGCCGGGTCGCTGGACTGGAGCGATACCAAGGGGTCTCTGGAAAACTGCGGCGTGATATGGAACGGCAAGTGATTATTGGCGCGGTGAATCGGATTGTCGGGACACTCCAAAAGGAGCGCATTGATGTGGATGTTGACTCGGCGCTGGAGGCAATAAAAAATGGGATTCGGCTTGCAACGAAGCATTTCGAAAACGCAGTAGTGGCGGATAAAACGTTGCCATTTGGTTCGAGTCTACCCGGAAAAAATCCGGTGTTTGTGGACTCGCTTGCATTTGGGCTAGGAATTGCTGTCGGCAAATTAATCCAGGACACGCATGCGAAGATTGCCGCAGACATTGCATCCGCGAATGCCCAAGCCAAGGCTGATGACATCGCCGCAGCCGCCGCTCTCCCACAAGAGCCTGAACCCGCGCCAGCACCGGCGCGGAAAGCGTCGCCCGATGTCGCTGCATATATTGCTGCAATGCGTGCGGCTGTTGCAGCCGCCGAAACCCCAGAATCACCAAAAATAACTGATAAAAATCATAGGCTTAAGTCTTTCATCGCAGACAGCCAAAAATCAGTCAGTCGATAAAACTATGCACCCACTCAAACCGGGTTGGAAAATGACCGAAGCCCAGCATGCGAGCTACTTCCAGCTCTGGGCCGCCGCGTGTAAAGAGCAGGGATGGAACAAGCTTCCGACCTCTGAGCGCGAAGCTAAGCGCCGGGAAGTGCATGTGCAGGTGTTCGGGGGGGCGAAGTCGGCAAAGGAAATAAACCATACGTCCGAATTTGGAGCGATCAAAGCGCGGTTCGAATTTTTGGCCGGACGATTGCAGGGAGCGATCGAAGATGGGAACACCGATCTGGATAAGAAGAGACGATTGCTGTGGGTCATGCGGCGGCGCTTGTTTCCACAGCTTGCCCTCTATGTGCCAGATAATCCCGAGCGCTATGTTGAAGCGATCCTAAAGGAACGGTTCAAGCTATTTAAAGGAATCTCCACTCCGGACGATCTTAGCGTGCAGTCGCGCATTGGAACGGATGGAAAGCCAAAACCGTCACCGCTGTTGATGTTGATCATGACTTTTTCCGCGCGGATCGACGCCATGCGTCAGGCCGCCGGGGACAGCGTCCACGCAATGAACCAGCGCGCCCACACACCCTGCAAGCGCGGTTGCCATGAATGCGCGATCAGCGCCGCCAGCGATGCCAATATTGACGTGGAAGAATCCGAACTGGCTGGAGAGGCCGAGGCTGTGTTATCCGTTGAGACTGACGAAAATCCGTTTTAAGCCGTCGTGAAATTACGTTTAACACACGCCTCAAACCATTCTAAAACACAGCGCAAAGCTAAAAAAGTGTGTCAAACCGCCGCGAAACGCCAGTTTTCGTCTTCAGACCGTGTCAAACTGGTTTCCATTGCTTCACGCGTGCGTAAGTCGTTGATTTTCGCACACTTCCACGTTGTTTCTCGCTAATTCGACCTGTGTCATTCTGTCTTGGGAATATCAAATTGACCCCATCGCTACAACGGGGAGGAAGTGGCTCCTACGCCACTTCCTTACCCTCTGAATGAGGTGCCATCCGAAGTCAAGGTTGGGCGAGCGTGGTGGAACGCCCTCGACCGGGATGGGCTGGAACGACCTTGACCGCATGGTAAAATGGAGAGAGGCGGCGGCGAACGTCTCGGAATATGGCACGGGAGCGGTGCTGGCGTGCCAGAAAACAGCGTGGCTTTAGCCACTCCGCAGAACTCGAGATTGTGCCAGAAGACTAGGTTACCCGTTTTAAGAAATGGTGAATTATTTCTGCTTGTAATGTAACTCAAACTGACACCAAATACGCACTCAAAGCACATACTATGGAACCCGTGTATATTCGCCCGATGCCGCCACACGAAATTGCTGAACGGCTTCTGCTCACCCTTCAGGAAGTGTTAAACGGTGCGTCGCTGATCAATTTTTCTTTTCAAGGCACGAATGGAAGCAATGTGTTCGTCCAGGCAAATTCTGGCATGCCGAATCAACAGCAACCGATCAAGAGCGATAATATTTTTAATGATGTGCGCATCAAAACGGCAATTGATCTTTTACGGGACCGTCCATATTTGGACCCATTATCAATCACGGCAAATGGAAATAATGGATTTGGGCTAACATATCGCCGAGACAGCGGGAAACCGTGGCGAATTGAATGTAGCACTCAAGCTTCAAGCTCAGAGCAAATGCTCGTTATTCTTGCTGCGGCCAACAAGCACTTCAACCTGATTACCCATGCCGACACGTTAAAGTCAGCACTCCCTGAGCGCGAAAGCCAGATTTTTGATTATTTTGAGAAGACCCTTAGTGACTTTGCCATTCAAACTGCAAAACTGGCTCAGTTGTCAGCCGATAATACGACAAGACTCTCGGAAAAGCTCATGGAGCAGACCACAGTCTTAGAAACGGCCTTCCGGGCAAAAACTCAAGAGCTTGAGAACCAGTATCAGCTCCAAAAAACTGAACTCGACAATCGTGAAAATGAATTGCGCGAGAAACAGAAAATAATGGACACCCGGGAAAACACGGCTGTTCGGCGCGAGCTATTCGAGAAAATCCAGAAAATCATTGAGGAACAAAAGGAGATTGCCATATCGCCTGCGACCCTTGGAAAGAGGACGCCTATCCACCGCATCTGCATCCTCTGCATTGGCGTTTCTCTTTGTATTCTAGGTGGTTTTGGATGGAAGTTTTTCACCACATCTCCGACTGACTGGCACATCCTCCTGCCAGTATCTGCTGGTCTTGCCCTTTTTGTTACTACGAGCATTTATTACATTAAATGGAACGATGACTGGTTTAGCGCCCATGCCGAAGCTGAGTTTCGCAACCGAAAATTTAAATCCGATATTGCACGTGCCAGTTGGTTGGCCGAACTGCTATTTGAAGACAAAAAACGTGAGACTCAATTACCCCTCGAATTGATCGCCAGCTACACGGCAAATCTATTCAAAGATGAACACCGGTCA